AGAGATAAGTAACTAGGTGCTTGAGCTTGTGCAGTAGCCATCAGTGCTAACAACACAATCAAAAGTTTCATTTGTCTAAAACCTTATCAAGTTTCTTATCCATGCGGTCAATTTGATTCTTGATATGAGTAAGTTCCGCTTGGATAATCTGCACTTCCATCGTGACTCGGTACTTAGACTCTTCCAGCTCTTTCAAAGAGTTTTTCACACTGCGGTAATCCATGCCGACAATGGATATAACAATGCCGATCACTGCTTTCACAGCGATATCAAGCCACGTCTTTACTTGGGTAAAATCTTGCTCCGTCAATGCACCCGGCCTCCACCATAAGCATCAATCACCATCAATTGCGCTTCTGGAGTATCCTTCATCAATTCCATGAACTGCAAAAAGGCAGAACGGGAAGCAAGAATAGCAGAATCAGGACCGACTTTACCGTATTGCATACCCAATAGAATACAACCTTCTGTATCCCTATGAGTATTGCCAGCGTGGATTAAAATATGCTCTCGATTGGGAACGTCTAAGACCTTATATACAGCTCCAAAACGAGGCGACTTGTGCCGCACTATTTTATAACGACCGACCGGAATACAGGACACTTTGGTTTCATTGTCCCGCCAAGCGTCTTCTACAGTGACAAACTCAGGTGCTTCATTGATACAAAGCACACCAAACGTAGCGCCGGCATGCTCTGTAACTCGAATCAACCTGAGCGTTTTCACTTTGGTGGCTCAGGAAATACGATCAATTTAGGATCTTCGTTCTGCGCCATCATATCCCGCAATGCTTGGCGATAGACTGCCCAATCCCATTTATTGGCTAGGTCTACGTCGGGTAGTTGCGTCCAGTCGGACCCCGCTAGTTCACTATTGCGCCATCGTCGTATAGCTTGCTCTATCTCAGCATCGTTTGCAGTAGCAGATAAAAACTCAGGGATAAAACAGTTTTGCCATTTCATTTTAGACACTCCGATAGTAAAAATTACCCCATACGTTTCTAGCTGCACCAGTAAAGAATTGAGTAGTAGCGTCGTATGTATAAAATCGAAATGCGCTTGTTGAATGTGCAAAAGCTACCGAAGGAAAACTCGTCCCTTGTGGTATTACCATCGCTGGCACAGTCTGATTTAATCCATCTAAATTTACTGGCATAGAAACGGTTACATATAAAGCCGATGCCACACCCTGAGTCCAACTTACATCAAAAGTTACTTCTACCTTTTTACCGTTTTTCCTAAAACGAGCGTTTGTCACGACACTGGAAGCTGTCCCAGCAACTGGTGTAACTGTGGGAGTCCATGTCTGCCATCCAGTAGGTTCATTAGTAATCCTAAAATTAGTGCCATCGTAGACAAGTTCCATTGACGCAGTAGCTACCCACGTTCCAAGTGTAGGATTTGTAGAATCCTCGTTATTTACGATATTCTTTGCGCCAATACCGTTAATGTTGATTGTTGCAGCGGTAGCGACAGAGCCAGTAGAACCCAACCCAGCACCAATTACCATCCGAAACTTCTGACCAGCTTTGTACGCTGTAATTGCTGGAGCAGCAGAAGCAGTCATTGCGGTAGCAGTACCAGCTGTAGTACCAAGCCAGATGTAATCTCCATCTTGAACTTGCCCAACCGCAGCATAGTTATTTCTGCCAGTCGCATTAGCTACGTTGGTATGCTTGAACCCACCCATCGGCAAGTCAGCAGTTGCAGCGTTTTGTCCGTCTTTAGTAAGACAAGTATTGATACCGGTTGCAAAGTCGTTGTCTTGCGTATCGTGCCGTCCTGCCTCGATGCCGATACCAACAGAAGCATCTCCGACCCATCCGCCGCTTACGTTATTGCCTTTTGTATAGGTTCCACCAGCCCAACTCATATAAGTTCCTAATATTATTACGTTTTTTTATTACTTCTGTTAATCATTGATGGTGAAGAATAAAAACACACATTGCACCTACGATGCCCATTGCTAGGAACAATGTAAGTTGTCTCTGGTTTCCATTCATGTCCACGACGACAATGCGTTGCTGTTAATTTCTTGACTGCTGCAACCTGCGAGGCTTTTTTGCTTACATTCTCGACGAACGTAACTCTATCTTCGTTTGATAGAGCAGCCCACCATTTTTTATACCCTTTGGCATTGTGACGACGACCATTTTCTTTTTGTGTCACTGCTTCTAAATGCTCTGGATTTACGCATCCCTTGTTTTCGCATAGGTGATCAATCGTTAATTCAGCAGGTATCTTTCCTTTATGCCACTCGTAACTAATACGATGTGCTTTATATACGTTTTTAGATTTGTGAAATGAACCATATCCATAATGATCGATGGTACCATTCCAATCCCAACAACCAGACGCAGCAACAGAAATACGGCTTATAAACCGTTCATACGATTTAGCCTCCCTGTTGATTGCTTCTATACAGCTCATATTACGCCTCTAGTTGATTTAGCTTTTTAATTACTCGTTTAACGTACTCTTCCGTCTCAGTAGGTACAGAATTGTATTTTAATATGTTTTGCCAGGTAGGTTTTTGTCCTTTCTTCTCAACCTTAGCGACTGCCTTTGCCATGTTGCCTGGTCCCCAATTGTAAGCTGCAAGAGCTACTTTCATATCAGGGAACTGCTTCTTCATTTGATTGTAATAGCGAGTACCACCATCAATATTCTTCACTGGATCTAGTGGATCTACACCTAGCTCTTCAGCGGTCCCTGGCATCAATTGCATCAAACCAAGTGCCCCAACTTCGCTTTTAGCTTTTGGATTGCCACTAGACTCAGTATCAATAATTGCTCTGATTATAGGTGGCTGTTCAGCAATCAATGCGCTGATGTTTTGCTTAGCAGTGGTTGGTTGAGACACCTGTTGCAATCGTGCTTGCGCTTTAAGCCGCAACTGTTGCAACTGTGTCTTAGCATCAGAAGAAACAACAGGACTTGTAGCAAATTGTGATTGCTGTGTATCGGCTTCTCGTGCTTTGTCAAATTCAGCTTTGCTGCCAAAGTAACCAAGCCTAATAGCCTGATCCACAAACTGTTCAATAGTAGACTTGCTTGGTGGTGCTGCTGCTAAGTTAATCAGTCTAGGATCTCTCAACATCTTCACAGCTAATTGATTCATTTGGTCATCACGTAATGCACCAAGTTTACCAGTCAAGTATGCAGCTGTAGCTTGCAAAGGATCATAAAAAAGCATTCCTGGCGAAACTACCATGCCGAGCTTCATTCCTTTGATAATAGCTCGCTGAGAGAACATCCAGCCCATCGTGGTCCCGACTTGACCAGTGACACTCTGACGACCAGTAGCAGCGGTGGCTTGCTGCATAGGAATCTGACTCGACATCTTATCCGCTACAATACGTTGCAACTTAGAATAGTCATCGCCAAACAAAGTCTTGGCTATGTTTTGCTGCTTCTCAAGTCTATCAGCAATAGAGCCTTTGCCAGTTTGTAGCATGTCTACAAATTTACCTTTGGCAAATAACTCAGCTTCCGTACCCTTAAACTTTTCTACAAATTGTTTGGTGCGGTCCACATCGCCAAAGATAGCTTTTGGTATAGAAGCATCTTCAATTTTTCCAAATGCTGCTAACTCGTCAGATGTGCCAATGCTTTGTGCGTAGTCTTGAATTTTCTTAATGTCGTCTTTGAAGACCGTTCGGAAAGTGTCTATGTTATCCGACACATATTTATTGGCTTTTGTTCCTGCTGTGCTCAAACGACGAAGCAGCTCATTGCGCAACTCGGTTTCTGTTACGGAACTACGTCCTGCCTTTGCGAGAATATCAGCAGCGTTCTCAGGATTGCGTAACGCTAAATCAAGTTGGTCACTGGTTCGCTTAGCAACTGAAAAAGTTTCCTGCGTGACAACCTTTCTTAGCTCTGGCGCATAGTTTTCTATGTCAGCCCAGAATGCGGTTTCTGACAACTTCGGACGATTAGTCTCGATCCATTTGAGCTTTTGTTTCGCTGTTGGTAGTGCCGCAAATTCCGCAAGTTTTTGCGTTTGAAGCGTAGTTGTATCAATTCCTGCTTTTTCTAGTGCAGCAACGTTTACCGACTTGCCAGCAAGATAAGGTATAGCCTCCTCTGGTGACTTGCTAAGAACGGCTTTTAGTGGCGACCGAACTTGACGCTCACGATCATACACAAAAGTATCGAAGTAGTTACGCCACGTTTGTTTGGCTTGCTGCAACTTATCAGAGCCAGGAGTGGCATCAATGACGTTACCAACGTAATCGTATAATCGCTTTGCAAGACCTTGGCTCTCTGTGTACTCGCCAACCTTTGCACCACTAAGCACTTTACCCAACTTAACTTGAATGTCGTGAAGCTCGCCAATTTTAGCTTGAGGTAGAGCACCATCTTTAATCTGCTTCGGTGTTGGCTCTATAGCTTTCAAGCGTGTGATTTGTGCAGCGAGCGTTACATCATCAATACGTTGCGCAGGAGTACGTTTCCATTCCTGTACAATGTCAGATACGTTTTTACGTACACCACTTATATTTGCAGTAACATTATAAACTTCTGGGTCTTTGAATGCTGTTCTTCCTGCTTCCTTTGCGGCTTGACCCGCTGCCTTTACCTGACTAACAAGCGTTTCACCTAGTGGCTTAACAAGGGCAGAAGGTTCCTTAGTAGCCAATGCACTTCGTTCTGCAATGTTTTGCTGAATAGCGGTAAGCACGTCGCTTTCTTGCGGAATGTTCAACTCTCGAAGAATGCGTTCACCTGCTTCTGCTGGCGTACCAAGTTTAACTTCTGGCGTTAATCCAAGACCCTCTAAAATGGATTGCTCTCGTGCTGCTTTTGCAACTGCGCCTTCTGTCGCAGCTTGACGCAATGAAGCCGCTAATTGGCCACGTTGAGGCGCTTCGCCTAATGAGGCTAAACTTGCCGCTTGCTCAAGCTCTCGCTGCTTTGCGGCATCAAGCAATGCCTTGCCCGACTCAATATCTTTCTGCATTTGATATTGATAACTTGCAAGCCCAGGAGTTTCAGCAATCTCAGCAGCCGTCTTTTGTAATCCAAGAGGAGATTGTAAAAGCTCTGGTATTTGTTGCGCTATTCGCAATCTTTCAACGCCTTCTGGTCCAGCAGCAGCAAAAATTTCTCTACTTACTTGACGCTCTAACTCTGGTTGACTACCAGCCAAAAGCCGTGCAAGTGGTGTAACTCCACCTATACCAGTGCGAATACCTTGCAAAGAAAGTGGAGTTAATAAAGCTCCGGCAAGTTCGCCAGTTGTAGTTCCAGTTGTCTCTCGGCCTAATTCACCGCCTAAATAACTTGCAAGTCCTAACGCCGCTTCAGATCCAAGTCGAGCCTTTGCAGTACCAGGCAGCGGTGTAATATAACTAACTGCCTTCTGCATCGGTGTCTCTTCGCCAACACCTAGGTAATTAAGACCTCGCTGTAAAAGCCCAGACGCCGTTACATTTTGAGGTTGTGGAAATCGACCAGTCATCGCTTGACCAGCCATTGAAGCAAGGTCAGCTAGTCCAGCACCGGCACGAGCGACGCCGATAGGTATATCACGAGCAATAGAGCCTAAAGTTGCTTTGGAATCGTCAGGACGTGTCAAAGCCCAATCAAGCAAACTCTGTTGCGGTTGAGCAGCAACAGTTGGCTGTGCTTTGCTTGCTGAGTATCGAGCTAGAATGTCTTCGGTGGTTGCCATTATTTCAACGCAGCCTCTAGTTCATCAATCTTTGCAAGTGCCTCGGCAATCAATTCTGGCGGTGCTGTTTCATCGTTTACTATGGTTGATAGTTGCGCAATTTGATTTTGAATATTGCTAGGTTGTTTTTCTATTGTATCAGTAGACTGCTGTTGTAGAGCTTTAAGTAGTGCGTCTCCTCCACCTTCTGCTGCTGTTTTGTATTGCTCAAGCGCACTAGCAGTTTTTGTTTCAGCCATATTTGCTAATTGAGTTAAACGAGCGGCAATGCTTTGACTACCAGACAACACTCCACCCATAGTGGCTTTTAGAACCTGCTGTTGGTCAAACTCAGACAATGCTCCTGTGTCTCCCAGCATTTTTACTGTGCTCGGTACTAACGTTTTCATGGCTGAATTTGCTAGGTCTGCTTTGCTTCCAGGAATTTGACTTTGAATGTTAAATCCCGCAGCATTCAAATTGAGATCCTTAAATTGATTAGCAAGTTCTCGCAATTGAGTTACTTGGCCGGAAGTTCCCGTAAAAGCAGATTTTTGAGCAGCAGGAACATTTTCCCACCAATCTTTTTGCTTCGATGCTATTAATGGCTTTTTAAGTTTTTCTTTCTCGTCAAATAGTTTTAACTCACGTTTTTCTTTTGGAGTTAGTTCTCCGTCGCTAGTTTCGGCAAACAATCCTGCAAGCGTCGGATCGCTAGGTTTGTATCCTTGTTTTAAGCCTTCAAGAAGTAGTGACTTTTGCAAATCAAGGGCGGCACCTTGCTGTGCAGCTTTTTGTTTTAGTAGTTGCCCATATAATTGTGGTGCATAAGGTACTAACCTTTCCGCCTCTGGACGTTTTAATACACCTTCTAATTCTTCAGGTGTTTGAGCTGTAAAAGCACTTCTTAATGCTGGCAACATTGCCAAGTTCTGCTGCGCCGCTTGTTGTCTAGCTTGATAGCCAAGCAATGAGGATATCAACGTTCCACCTAAAGCAATGCCTATAGCCTGGCCAGTGCTTCCATAAGGATTGATAAGATTAGGTGTCGCAGAAGCTATAGTACTTGCAGCTGTACCGTATGGTGTTTCATACGGACTATATTGCAGTCCACTTAGTGCGCTATATAAGTCTTCTCCAGCCATATTAGCTTCCTTTTTTTCTGCCTAAATTCTGCCCAAATACGTTTGCAAATGCCGCAGTTCCGCCTTGAGCAGCAGCAGCAAAAGGATTCACCTGTGGCTGTTGATTGTATCCTTGAGCTAATGTTCCTAGCAGGTATTGCCCCATGTAATCAGGAGGAGGGGCAGCACCGCCACCACCACGAGGGGTTTTAGCTAACGTTTCCAAGTCGTATTTTTGTCGCTGAGCAGCAAGTTGCTTTTGTCTTTCAAAAGCTAAATCCCCTTGTTGGCCTGCAAATTGTTGCTGTTGACTTTGCATATAAGGATCAAGAAATCCGCTAGCAATTTGTTGAGGCAACAAAGCTGTACCAGTAGCCTGTCCGTACATCTGCTGTTGTACACCCTGTGCTGCGTTCTCAGCCGCACTCAAAGCCTCTTGCCGAGCGAGGTCCTGCCGTTCAGTCACTTGTTTTCTAAGAGCCCTAGCAGCTTCTCCAGCTGGGTCTAATCCACGCTCAGCAATTGACCGCTCTAGTTCTTGAGTCTGTCTACCAAACTCTTCCACGTTGCGACGCTCAAACTGTCCCAACACATTCTGTCTAGCTCGTTCCATCTCTTGCGAATACACAGGCTCATATTGAGACTGGAAAGTACGAGGATCAAACTGTTTTGCGTAACCAGACATTTGCTCGAATACGTCACCGCCAGCTTGCGCTACTCGTTCTTCTTGAGATGGTGGAGGTGGAGGTGTTTCAACACTCTTAGCTACATACCCAGACTTTTTAATTTGTCCTTTCAATCTTTTAATTTCTGGATCGTTAGGTCGTACACGCTCAAGATATCTGACACGAGTACTGGCACGAGCAGCATCAAAGGGTGCTGGCGTTTTAACACTAGGATCCTTAGTCAATGCGCCTTTGGTCGTTTTCTTTTGTGCCATAACTATACCTGCCCACCCATATCGAATCGTATTTCAAAGCCTAGTATTTGCAAAGTTGAGTTTTTAATGGACCCGCCAAAACGAACCGCTGCACAATGCCCTTGGCCTTTAACAGCAAATCGGTCAAATACATATTCTACATCTGCTGACCAAGTACTACCCCAAGGCGTATAGGTAGGCGATCCACCAGTGCTACCCCACGGAGTAAACGTACCGCTCGGTGTAACTACGCTTGTAATTGTTTGGGCTCGCTTAAAGTCAGTATCAAGTCCCAAAGACAAAGTGATGCCACGTTTGGTCCGCATTAATGGACGGATATCCTTAAATGCTTTGTAGTTGCCACGAGAATTATAGAAGCTAAACGCAGACCTTCCAGCAAAAGCAATGCTTTGACTTGTGGTAGAGGTAATGGCATCAGCTTGACCAGTTTCGCCTTTCCATACGATTCCTAAAGAAGAACCGTAAAATGGCAATTCTTGAAACACACAACTAGCCAAAGCATGACTGTCGTCAAAAAGTTGAAATACCGTCCAACCCTTCGTATCAATGCTGTAAACTAGAAACTTACAACCACTACCACTTACCGGCACAGATACATAAATGCGTCGTCCTTGTGGCCAAAAGAAGCCAGTCCACTGATGGTCGAATGGAATGGTAAGAGCGTAGTCAGTGATGAGAGGATTGATTTTAGCACTTACAAGATTCAACGCCGCTTCTGGATCTGACTGTAACAAGCCTGATAGTGGCACTAGGCCTTGAGCTGTAATCACCCAAACGTCGTTGTTATAACGGATAAATGCTCGGTAGCCGAGTGGCTTGCCTATGTAGTATCGAGCGGTAAGACCCCAGGTAGAAGGGTCGCCGGCATAGTTCCCGCTGTAAAAAACTACCTCGCCTTCTGAGCTACAAGCATAAAAGTAATCTTGCGCTGCTACGTTGTTAGTTTGGCTAAAACTACCAATACCAACGAGAAAACCACCACGATTAAATACATACTGAAAATCAAATGATGTAAGAGCTGGTGTGCCTGCTGTTCCAGTGACCTGTAATCCACCATACCAAACCTTAGAACTAGCAGCCTCCACAAAGTATAATCGTTCTTTGTGAGCTGTAACGTTTATCAATGTAGTTAGTGTTGGACCTGTGAATGTAATTGCACTGACATTGCCAACGCCAGTATAGACAAGTGGAGTGTCTACACCGTTGCACAAATACAGATTATTTGCGTAGGTAACAGACTGCCAATCACCGTTGGTAATAACAGCAGCTCCGGTAATATCTGATACAGTGCCAGAAGAATTAATCGAATAAAGTTTAGAAGCTGTGCCCACAATTAGTTGGCTACTTCCATTAGCTAAATTCAAAGATTGAGCAAACTTAATTGCTGCTGACGATAATGTATCTGCAAATTGAGTGTATCCAAGTCGTACTGTAGGCGCACTAGCTCCAGGAAATACGTTTACAAGTTCCAGTGCATAAGCTGGATCCATGTTGTCTATTGGACTTACTAGATCCAACCCACCATACGGCGGTGACATTGTATAACCTTCAAAAGCCATTATTATCCTTGCCGGCTCTGATACATTGACGGATTAAACTGCGGTGCTGGTTGCATCTGCTGTGCTTGCTGCGCTTGTTGCAATTGATTTATGTACTGCTGGATCTGCTCGCCAGACATATTTGATATTTGACTTAAATCAAGTTGTTGCTGTTGAGGCATACTTTGATTTTGATACGGCGCACGAATGTTAATTGGATTCTGATACATCCAAGGCTTTTGCATATCCAAAGATGCCGGACCTTTTGGCATAAAAGCACCTTGAGCTGCCCCAGCCATTGCATCACGCATAGAGTTTTCAAATCCAGGTGGTATTTGTCCAACTTGAGTTTGTGTCAAAGGTGGCGCCATCTGTGGTCTTGCTTGCGGCAAAGTTGCAGAAGGACGTTGTGAAGGTTGCGACATTGGCTGTTGCAAACTGCGTACAAGCTGACCCGATGGAGCACGATAAACACCAGGGCTTACACGCATAGCCGATGGTGGTGGTGACGTATATTTTCCAGTACGCTCATCAAAGTTTGGAGAACCACCGGCATACACTCTGCCACCAGTTTTAGGACTTTTTGTCATTGCGCCTTTAGCCATATTACTTTCCTTTCCCTGCTTTGTAATTTGCACTTAGTGACTCTCTAACCGTCTTAGCTGGCCCCACACGTCCTTTATCATTCATGTACATGCCAGGCGAGACTCGGACTACTTGTCCCTTTGGTGGCCGTTGTACTGGCGCTATTGGACCCTGTACGCCAACGCCAGCCTGCTTAGCAAAAGTGGATTTACCAAGCATAGCTTGTATGTTGTTCAATACGTCTTGCTCTGATTTGGCATTTGACGTAGCAGCGTTTACAAGCATTCCCGTGTACTGTTCGGGCTTAACACTTTTTGGCGCTTCTGCGTAAATGTTGCGGATCATTGGGTCGATTTGATCCGTAGCAAACTTGGCAAGTGGATTGCTGAAATCAACATCCCACGCTTGTCGTGTTGTTTTTCCATCAATGTTTTCGCCAACGTTTGTGTAACGAGTTTTGCCATCAAGTCCGATGTTAAACTTTGAGCCATCGGCAAGACTAACTTGGTAATTTTTATCAGCAACGCCTGTTTCTTTTAGCACTCCACGGAAATCATCACGCATCAGTTGCGCATCTGACTTGCCAGTGGTCATCATCTGTCCAATAGACCGTTTGCCAGCTAAACGCAGTCCAATATTCGCAATTCTACCAACAGGACTAATGTTTGCGGCTTGATTCAAATAGTCCTCACGTGTCCCACGACCACGAAGGATATCTTTCATGCCAGTTTCCCAAGCATTATTAAGAGTTATTGCCGCAGCTGCCACAGGTAAGGCTATCCCGCCAACAGCTCCAGCGCCGGAGGCGGGTGCGCCAGTAGTAGTTGCACTTACTAAGGTCGGTGTTGCTACAGTTCCAGCACCAGTTGCTCCAGCACCAGTAGTGCCCAACACAGTTGGCGCAATGGCACTTGTGCCACTACCTAGAAGTTGACTTGTAAGATATCCAGCGCCAATTGTTCCTGCTAATGCTCCACCAGTTTGAGCAAGACCAGCCGTTTGAGCTTGAGAAGCCCTATCCCTGGCCTGCTCCTCTGGAGTCTTTGGCATACCAAATCGCTGTGTCACCATTTGATACACCTGTTGTGGTGGCAGCCCTTGTGTGCGTAGGTAGGCAATGTACGCATTCGGGTCTTTATAGGTCAGCTCTGGATCGCCTTGAAATGTTGTTGGTCTTGCAATAGCCATTATATCCACGTCCCAAATACAGCGGTTCCACTTCTAGCAAAAAGTTCAGCACGAGTATGACCACCAGCATATATAATTTTGCCAGGGTTATCTCGACTGTACTCTTCATGTAATTGCGTCGGAAATTTCTGTTGAATGGTAGTCAGTCCATGTATCTCAGCAAAGCGCTCAAGCACTCCTTGCTCAACTAACTTCTCGTTAAATACGCTTACATCCGTATCTGCTAAAAACGTGCTGTAAGCACCGTTATAGTAATCCCAAGTTACACCGCCATCTGAAACTGATCCGGTCGTATGAGTCGGTGGCGTAGCTCCTGTGGTTCCTCCAGCGGTCGTAAAGTAATAGTTGCCGTTGTAGAAACAATAGGAATTGGTTGTGAAAAGTGTGCTGGTAGTCCAAGTTTTCGGCTTAACGCTTCTATCAGCGATATACTCAAATACAATAATGTTACCATTGTTATTAGCTCCAGGAGTCGGACTAATAAGTAGTTCAGTATTTGAAATGCCACGGATTTGCATTCTTTGATAGACCGTGGTGTTAAGCCCGAATCCTCTAATCTCGCCATATTCCTGCTCGCTCATGGGGCCAAGAATGCGAAAACGTGTAGAGCTATTCCAAAACGTTTCGTATTGATACCAAGAAAAAGCGGAGGGCAACGCATAGTTTGCTTGCCCTCCGACCAACGTAATACTTCCAGACGCATAACATTTAGGCCAAGGATAAGCCTCAAATATGTCTCTGTTAATACGCTGCGTAATCGCCAACAATTGTTTTGTAGTAGTTTCAGAGGAAGTAGCTACGTTTGACTCGACTGTATAGCCGCACTCGTCTGCTACGTTTTGAACAATTGTTGCTAAACTCATACTTTTTTCGGTCTACCTCTACGCTTTGGTGCATCCTCAACAGATTCATCAGCGGCCTCATCTTCGACCTCAGATTCTCGGATCACCTCCTTTCTTACACCACGCAAATCAGTGCCTTCATTGGCCTCAACTCTCTGCATGAGTAGTTCCAGTTGGTGCTCAAGTTTCGCAGTACGCTTCTGCTCTCGCTCAAGTAATTGCCGCAGCCCAACAACGTCATTTTGTGACGAGTTTGCAGCATCCAACCAATCTTTTGCCATCTTTACAAACCGGAACAGTGGGCCAAGTTTTGACCGAAGGCTATCATTTGCCTCTGCTAACTGCTCGACTGTCTTGAATCCAATGTACTGAAGTTCTCGCACCGCAGAGCCACTAATAGGTGGCCACTCTACAAGTGGTGTCCCGCTTTCAATTGGTTCGTTACCAATAGAAAATGCTTTGTATAGCTCTGGATATTCGTGAATATCTTGTGGTTCTATGCGACGCACAGTTTCGTCACCACCGGGCCATTGAATAGAAATAGAGGGAATTTCATCAAAGATAGGTCGTCCCTCTTTCAATGACTTTTCTTTGTTCTCGTTATAAGCGTTAAAAAACTTTACGTTGGCACCAGCAAAACGCTTTTTCTGCTGTGACTGTCCATTCATAATCGTATTCCAGTCTATCTGCGGCATAATTCTCCTAATAAAAGATTGCCTATGCCATTATGTATACACTAGAAATTAAATATTGGGATCTACGCATTTAGATGCCCCATTTGCCTTGTATCCATGTCTGCATCGTGCCTCTTGTTGTGGCATCATGTGCGCCAGCAAAACAAGAAACATGATAAAGATCCATCGCCATGCGGCGAGCAGTACCAAAACCTTTACCAATCAAAAGTGGTTGAGCCAAAGTATTTGTGTCTAAGGTGTAGGTGCCACTGATTTGACCATCTTGAACATTGTTTGTGTAGGAGGTCGTGGGATTTGTTGCGCTGTTTCCAACTACCCAAGCTAACGTGTACTTGTTATTGGCAACATACGTTGTAGCACCAGTCCCATCATACGATACCTGTGGCGCACCAGTCTTAGCGTATACAGCACTTTTGTACGTGCTTTTAATATAAAACGTATAGCCAGCATTGCCACCTAGTCCCTGATAAGTATCAATGATTGGCCCGTAATCCACCGACAACGTAGGCACCTTCAATGCTACATACCACGTAATGGGATAAGCAAATGGTCCAGTAAATAGCGGTATTTGTAAGAAATCAGTGCTACCATCAAACCTAAGAATATTGAGACCGTTTTGACCCGCTGCAACAATAAGAGGTCTATCAGCAAGAGTAGCTTGAGCGGCATTGCGTGAATTGCCAGACAAATCTCCCCAAGCGGAACAGTTGCCACTACCGTCATTAGTTACGTTTTTATCTCCCTCAAGCCACACCAAAGGACTTAAAGAACTTGGATCAAATGACGCACCCTGCTTGCCAGGACGACAAATTGATATGCCATTGATTCCAATAAACATACTAGTAAAACGCCACAATAGACGTTGCGGTAGTAGCTGCCATAACACGACTAGCAAAAATCGGAATAAGCACACCAGCCGCAGGAATAACGATTGTAACAGCTGAAGCATTGTCCACTCCTTTGACAACTAGGTTTCCAGTACCGCCAACCCACAAAGCTCTACAGCCAGTTAGATCGGTAGAATCAGAAGCAGTCACAGCGGCAACGCTTCGAGCGGAAAATAATGCACTAGGATTAGAGGGTGTAAAATCTGGCATAAATCACCTAATAAAATGGCCGGACTTTCACCGGCCTCGTATTATGATTCCTTAGCAACAACGTATACAAGCCAATCTGTCGATGAGCGTTTAATACAAATGTTACCAGCCGCAGCAGCACATGTTACCGCAGCACCAGCAGTACCACCGTTAAGTGTTCCTAGTGATGAATGCGGGAATACGTTAAGAGCATTTGCGCCATTGTTTTGCACAACCACGATTCCACCAATCTGAACGTCAGGAAGTTTAACTCCTGTCGA